GGTCCTAAGGGAGCAAAGGCACAGATACATTCAATGAGGCTGGGTGGATCCAGTTTGGTATTTGATGATGGTGATGACAAGTTTTTACGTAAGGGCAGTGCTAGAAACACAAAGAGTGAATATGCTAATGTAGAAGCAGGAGACAAGGACGGTAATGTAGGATTACCAATGGGCGAAAGCATTAGACTGCGTACACGTACAGGACATCAGATACTGATGCACAACACAGAAGACTTAATATATGTAGGCAATGCAAGTGGTACAAGTTGGATAGAATTAAGTAGCAATGGTAAGATAGACATATATGCACGTGATAGTATAAGTGTGCATACGGAAAATGATCTAAACTTTACAGCAGACAGAGACATCAATTTTCAAGCGGGAAGAGAATTTAATTTAAAGACCGCCTCTAATATTAATCTTGACACTGCGGCGAGTTTACGAGCCTACGTGGCAGTTGACAACACAATTACTACACTTGGAAACTTAGACATAAACACAACAGGAGCAAACACATTTACAGCAGGCAAAACTACAGACATACTCAGCGGCGAGAATCATACTGAAACTGCGAAAGAGATCCATATGAATGGCCCACAAGCCGCTACCGCTACCGCTACAACTCCGTTGTCTACACATAAGTTACCGCAAGCCGCCAGCGGCTATACACCGCGTTTTCCCGATGTCGCTACCGCTATCGCGGACGCTTCGCTTTCCAAACGCTTACCGCAACATGAGCCTTGGACACATCATGAAAGCATGGATCCAACAGTGTTTGTTGATACTAAAACAGATAGAACAGAACCAGAAGAATTACCGGCACAAACAGTAGCCTTAACAGTTGACACGTTCAAGAAAGGACAATAAATATTACTATGGGAACACAGGAAAAAGATGTAATCAAAACAGTAAAAGTGCAAACGGCAAAACGCCAGAAGCCACCTGTGACTAGTCGTGCTTATCGTGGTATTAGCACAGTTGATCCTAACGGAACAAGTTTTAATTTATATGATCTTGCATTAATCAAACAGGACATCATTAACTTATTTCATATAAGACAGGGTGAAAAATTAGAAAATCCAGAATTTGGAACAATAGTGTGGGACGCATTATACGAACCACTAACAGAAGATTTAAAGGAAGCCATTGGAGAAAATGTTACAGAAATTGTAAACTATGATCCTAGAGTAACAGTAAACAATGTTACTATTGATCAATATGAAAGTGGCTTACAAATAAGTGTTTCACTGACTTATCTTCCGTACAACATATCAGAATCATTGCTTTTGACATTTGATCAGAACGCAGGGTTTATTGCATAGAATTAAGTACGCAGATAATGGTTTCAGGTAAATACATTTAGTAAGGAAGCAGTATGTCGACAACATATAGACAAAATAGATTATTGTTAGCAGAAGACTGGAAACGTGTTTATCAGTCTTTCAGAAACGCAGATTTTCAGAGTTATGACTTTGATAATTTACGTAGAACAATGATAAATTACCTCAGAACTAATTATCCTGAGGACTTTAACGATTACATTGAATCAAGTGAATATCTCGCTTTGATTGATCTTATTGCTTTCTTAGGTCAAAACATTGCATTTAGAGTTGACTTGAATGCTAGAGAAAATTATTTAGAACTTGCAGAAAGAAGAGAATCAGTTCTCCGTTTAGCACGATTGCTTTCTTACAATCCAAAACGTAATCAACCAGCAAACGGTTTACTTAAATTTGAATCAATAGCAACTACTGAAGAAATTTTTGACAGCAACAATGTTAACCTTGCAGGACAGACTGTGGTATGGAATGATCCTGCAAATTCTAACTGGTCAGAACAGTTTAGAAAAGTACTTAATGCCGCTTTACCACAAAACGGAATCATAGGCAAACCGGTCAAATCAGATACAGTCAATGGTATAACTGTTCAGCAGTATCGATTCAATGCCACAAACGCAGATGTTCCTGTTTATAGTTTTACAAAAACTGTAGACGGCAAGAGTACAATCTTTGAAGTTGTAAGTTCAGACATTGGCACTGGTAAAATTACTGAAGAGGCACCTTTACCTGGAAATAGATTAGCATTTTTATATAGAGAAGATGGAAAAGGTAATGGTAGTTCTAACACAGGATATTTTTGTTCATTCAGACAAGGTATCTTAGACCAAGGACAATTTAGTATTACTAATCCAGGATCTAATCAAGTTGTACAACTAGACGCAACAAATGTTAATGATGCAGATGTATGGTTATACAAATTAGATAACAATGGTGCAGAAAGCCAACTGTGGACTAAAGTAGATGCAGTAGAAGGTAACAATGTAATCTACAATAGTGTTAACAAAAGAATTAAAAATATTTACAGTGTTTTAAGTAGAGTAGAAGATAGAGTAAGTTTAATTTTTGCAGACGGTACATTTGGAAACTTACCGCAAGGTAATTTTAGAGTTTACTACAGAACATCACAGAACAGAAGTTTTGCAATACAGCCAGATGATTTAATTGGCATAACAGTTTCTATCCCATATATTAGTAGAAATGGTGTAGGCGAAACATTAACAATAGACATGGAATTAAAATACACTGTTGATAATGCGTCAGTAAGTGAAACTAATGAAAGCATAAAAAATAATGCACCTGCAACTTATTACACACAAAACAGAATGGTCACTGGTGAAGATTATCAAGTAAGTCCTTTATCAGTTAGCCAAGAAATTATAAAAGTAAAAAGTGTAAACAGAACAAGTTCAGGTATATCAAGATATTTTGATTTAATTGATTCAACAGGAAAATATTCAAGCACAAACATTTATGGAAATGACGGTGTAATTTATAAAGAAGACAGAGAAGAAGTTACAAATTTTAACTTTACAACTAGAACTGATGTTGAAGGAATTGTAGAAAATACAATTACTCCTCTTTTATCAAATACAAATATTAATAATTTTTATCTAAGTAAATTTGCTAAAATTGTTACAGGCGACATTGGTGCGACTTGGGTACAAAGTAACAAGTCTACAAATAACTCAAATGGATTCTTTAAAAATGTAAATGATGAACCTTTGCAGGTAGGAACATTTACAGGAAGTTCATTAAGATATGTAACTCCTGGTACACTTTTAAAATTTACTGCACCAGAAGGCAAACACTTTATGGCTCAAGACGAACATACTTTAATGCCAGGTGCTTTAGATCATCCTAATGCAGTAAGTTATAAATGGGCAAAAGTAGTAAGTATAGCAACAGATGGTACTACTGTTACTAATGGTTTAGGACCAATAGTGTTAAATGATATAATACCTTCTGACGCAATTTTATCTGAAGTAAGACCTAAACTTGCAAATGGTTTAGAAACTGCAATATCAAGTCAAGTAGTTGATCAAATTTTCAATTACAATACATTTGGTTTACGTTTTGATGTTGGTACGGAAAGTTGGAAAGTAATTAAACAAGAAAATTTAAAAACTTCAGGAGCATTTAGTCAAGGACAGTCTGGAGATGAATCACAACAGTCATTAGACGGCAGTTGGTTATTGTTATTCCAAACAGACGGAGTAAATTACACTTTAACATATAGAACAACAAGATATGTTTTTGAAAGTGATAAAGAAATTAAATTTTATTATGATTCAACAGATAAGATTTACGATAGTAGAACTGGTAAACTTATTAAAGATAAGATTAACATATTATCAATTAATAGACAACCAGATTCGTTAGAAAGTTTTACAACTGATTTTTTATGGCAAATTAGTAAAGAATACAGAGATACAGACAACTATGTAAACAGTAAAAAGGTTGAAGTAAGTTTCTTTGACAACGATAGTGATGGTGTAGTAGATAATCCAGACATATTTGAAATATATGTAGATCCTGCAACTAATCCAAATGCCAAGTGGGTGTTTATGAAAAAACATTCTACAACTGATCAAAGTGAAATATTTACGTACACTCCAAGTAGCAATATCACAGTTAAACAAAATGAAGGTGCAGTTGGTACACGTAGTTCTTATAATGATGGAACTATTTTTTATCTTGTAGACGAAAACGTTTTTAAAATTTTAGATTCAAGCACACTTCAATTAAGTTTGACTACTGATTATCAGGCATTTAGAGGTAGAGAAAATATTAAGTTTCAATATGTGCATAGTGCAGATGATTCAAATAGAATAGATCCTAGCAGTACAAATATAATTGACACTTATATATTAACAAAATCTTATGACACTAAATTTAGACAATTTATTGCAGGAACAACAGCGACTAGACCTTTACCGCCAAGTACAGATGAACTGTTTACAAGTTATGGAGCAAATATTAATAAAATTAAATCCATAAGTGATGAAGTAATTTATCACCCTGTAAAATATAAAGTTTTATTTGGAGATAAAGCAGATTTAAGTTTACAAGCAAAATTTAAAATTGTAAAAAATACAGAAGTAGTTGTTAATGACAATGATTTAAAAGTAAAAGTAATACAAGCAATGAACCAGTTTTTTGCTTTAGACAACTGGGACTTTGGTGATAAATTTAGTTTCACAGAAATGGCTACCTATGTTATGAATCAAACTGCACCTAATTTATTAACATTTGTAATTGTACCAGTTGAAGCAAATAAATCATTTGGTAGTTTGTATGAAATTAATTCTGAGTCTGATGAGATATTCATAAGTGGTGCAACAGTTGATAACGTTGAAATTATTGACAACGTCACTGCTACTAGATTGAAGTCTGAAGGTCAAATAGTAACATCAACTTCGACCTCAACAGGCGGTGTTTCAAGTAGTGCTTTCACTAGTGCAACTTCATCCACTACAAATACTTCTACAGGTACAACAACTTACAGTACTAGTAGCAGTAGTTCTTCTTCTAGCAGTAGCAGTAGCAGTAGTTCTTCTTCGAGCAGTTCTTCTAGCGGAAGTTCGGGAAGCGGTAGTAGTGGATCAGGTGGATCTGGTGGGAGCGGTTACTAATGGCATACGACAATAGTCAAAACGAAAATCCATTACCAACTGGCAGACAAGAAGAAACTAGAAAAGCCAGTAAGTTTTTACCAAGGTATTTTAGAACAGTTGCAAACGAAAAGTTTGTAAGTTCAACTCTTGACCAATTAATTAGTTCAGGTACAGTAGAAAAGATTAACGGATACATTGGTAGACGAGATGCCAAAGCATTTAATTCTGCAGACAGTTACATAAATGACGTAAGTGATCTAAGACAAAATTATCAATTAGAACCTGCGGTAGTAATTGACGATAATATTGGTAATACAAAATTTTATAAAGATTATCAAGACTTTATTAACCAGACAAAAGTATTTGGCGGTAATACAAATGACCATAGTAGATTAAATTCACAAGAATATTATGCATGGGATCCACACATTGATTGGGATAAGTTTTCAAATTACAGAGAATACTATTGGTTACCAGATGGTCCACAAACACTTACAGTCTTAGGACAAGCAAAAGGTATTACTAGTACATACAAAGTAACTGTAAAAGATCAAGGCGACAACATGGCTTTTATCTTTACACCAGATGGTAAGACTGCTAATCCTACACTTAAATTTTACAAAGGACAAACGTATAGATTTGTAGTAGATACTCCAGGACATCCTATTGCGTTTGCAACTAACAGAGTGTTTACACCAGGTGCGGCTATTGTAACTGAAACCGTAGAAGGTGTTTTAAAACCTGGCAAGTATGATAGCAAGATTTATGATAGTGCAAACTTTGATCAAGACGGATTTTTAGTAGAGCCAGTTGCAGGTGGCATTGAAGGATATGAACCAGGCAAGAACATCAGTACACTTTATAATAAAGGTGTAACAACAACTGATGGAGTTGTTTATGTAGAAAAGGGTGTGCTTGAGTTTACTATTCCAGATGATGCTCCTGACAAGTTATTTTACATCAGTAAAAATGATGTGAACACTTCAGGTAGTGCAAACATTTATAATATAGAAGAAAATACTGCAATAGATGTTGAGGCTGAAATAATTGGAAAACAAAATTATACAACTGAATCAGGTGTATCATTTAGTAATGGTATGCGTATTAGATTTGCTGGAGAAGTTACTCCAAACACTTATGCAAATAAAGAATTTTATGTAGAAGGTGTTGGAGAAGAAATACAATTAGTAGATGAAGTTGATTTAGAAATTCCAGGTACAGCAACAGAATCTAAGCAAGTGCCTTTTGATACAGAATCGTTTGATAGAGTACCTTTTAGTAATGCAAACAATTATCCTAAAACAAAAGAATATATTGTTTTCAATAGAGCATCTCCTGACAGAAACCAATGGGCAAGATTTAATAGATGGTACCATAAAGATGTAATTAGTAAAATTGCAACAGCAACAGGCACACCTGAAATACTAGATCAAAGTGCAAGGGCAACTAGACCTATTATAGAATTTGAAGCAGGTGTAAAACTGTGGAACTTTGGTACAAAAGCAAAAGCAAATGTAGATTTAATTGACGTCAAAACAAAAGACGTAATGAGTACTATAGAAGGTTCAGTAGGATACAATGTTGATGGTATTGATTTAGTAGAAGGTATGAGAATACTTTTTACCGCTGATCCAGATAGTTTTGTTAAAGATAAAATATTTAAAGTAAAATTCTTACGTCATAGAAATGATACATTTATTAATCTTAAAGAAGAAACAGATGCAAGTCCACTTGCAAATGAAACAGTTCTTGTTACTAATGGTACTAAATTTAAAGGTAAAATGTTTTGGTACAATGGCACTACTTGGATTCAAGGACAAGATAAAGACGGAACAAATATTGCTCCTACATTTGATTTATTTGATGAAACAGGAAACAGTTATACAACCTACACCAATACAAATTTTACAGGAACAAAATTATTTTCTTATAAAATAGGAACTGGTGCAGTAGATACAGAATTAGGTTTTGCATTATCCTATCAAAATGTACAGAACACAGGTGATATTGTTTTTAACTTTAACTTGTTAAACGACAGTTTCACTTACAACTTGTCAGGCGTTACAACTACAATTAAAACAGATACAAGTGTTTTAAGAAAGTATTCTGACAGAGAAACATTTACAAGTGTAACTGGTTGGAAAAAAGCAGATACTTTAAGTAAACAAGAAGTTATAAGACAATATGATACCACGGTACAAAATAATGACTATCCTATTGACGTATATGATAACAGTGGTGACCTAAACGCACTTACTATAAAAGTTTACGTAAACAATCAAAGAAAAACACAACTTGTTGATTATGACGTCAACAGAATTAATAGAATTGCTTTTGTAACATTTAAGAAAAAACTTGTTAATGGCGATAAGTTAGTAGTTAAGACAACAAGTGAAGTAGATAAAAATGCAAACGGTTATTATGAATTTCCTAGTAACTTAGAAAGTAATCCACAGAATGCTAATTTAAATGAATTCACCTTAGGTGAAGTAAATGACCACGTACAGTCTATAGTAGATAATGTGCCAGGATTTGAAGGCACTAATCCAGGTACTAACAATTTACGTGATTTAGGTTTATCTAGCAAATACGGTACAAAATTTTTACAACATTCAGGACCAATGAATATTGCATTGTATCATATGACGGACAAAGATGCAAATATCATCAAAGCATTAAAATATGTAAAACAAGAGTATGCAAAATTTAAAAGAAACTTTATACTTACAGCACAAGATTTAGGATATGAAGGACCAGCAAAAGTTCATGTAGATAAAATCCTTACAAAAATGTTTGCTGAAAGCACAAAAGATAATCCATTCTACTTTAGTGATATGCTTGGATCATCTGATACTACTAAAAAAGAATATACAGTAGTAGATGCAGATAACCAGTTTTATGCAATAAGTTTTGTACATAACTTAACATCATTAAGTAACAAAGCAGTGTACGTTTATCTAAATGGTAAGCAGTTAGTACATGGTGCTGATTACACATTTACTACACAAGGTTTTGTGCAGATTACTGCAACCTTGGCAATCAAAGATAAAATTGAAATATATGAATATAACACAACAGATGGTTGTTTCATTCCGCAAACGCCAACTGCTTTAGGATTATATCCTGCGTATGAACCTTGCAAATATAACGACAACACTTACCAAGTGCCAGTAGATGTAATTCAAGGACATGACGGTAGTATAACAAAAGCATATGGTGACTTTAGAGATGACGTATTATTAGAATTAGAAAAAAGAATTTATAATAATATAAAAGTTCCTTACAATAAAGATATTGTTGATATACATGACTTTGTTGGCACTTATGATAGAGATACAGGTTTTACAAAAGAAACCATAGATGAAGGAATGATGGCAGAATTCATTCAATGGTTAGAAATAGTAGGAAGTTTAGATTACACTACAAACGAATTTTACAGTAATCCAAATTCATTCACATGGAACTACGGTGCAATGACCAATGTCGACGGAAAGAAGTTACCAGGCTACTGGCGAGCAGTGTACAAACAATGGTTAGATACAGACCGTCCACATACCCATCCATGGGAAGTATTAGGATACGCAATCAAACCAAGTTGGTGGGAATCAACTTATGGTCCTGCACCTTATACAAACGAAAATAGAATATTATGGGACGACTTAACAGAAGGCAGAATACGTGAGCCTAACAAAACTATTGTCTATAGAAATCAATACAAAAGAAAAGATTTAAACAAAACTATTCCTGTAGACAGCCAAGGTAAACTTCTAAGTCCATTAGATTGTGGATATGCACAGAACGTGGTGGTTCCTTTAACAAGTAATAATTTTGTTTTTGGAGACGAAGCACCTACAGAAACAGCCTGGAGAAAAAGTTCAGACTATCCATTTGCTTTAATGATAGCATGGTGTTTAAACCAACCTACAAAAATTATAGGTTTAGGATTTGATAGAGCAAGAACAAAACGTAATAGTGCAAATGAAATAGTATATAGTGAAACTAATAAACGCATAAACTTAAATGATATTGTGTGGCCTAATACAGCAACGGATACTGAAAGAAGTCAAACTGCTGGATTTGTTAATTATATCTTTGATTACTTGTATGGAAGTATTACAACTACAATAAAAGACTACAAAGATAATATTGCTAATCTACAAAACAAACTAGGTTGTAAGTTAGCAGGATTTACACAGAAAGACAAGTTTAAATTAATTTTAGATAGTAGAACACCTACTAATGAAGGTAATGTTTTTATTCCAGAAGAAAATTATAAGGTAGTCTTTAATACAAGTTCTCCAGTAGATCAAGTTAGTTACAGTGGTATAATTGTAGAAAAAGCAAAAGGTGGTTATATTATTAAAGGTTATGATAATACAATGCCATCATTCAAATATTTCAAACCTTTAGAAATTAAATCTGATCCAGTTGTTACTGTTGGAGCAGTAAGTGAAAACTTTGTTACGTTCCAAGTAGGACAAACTTATACAGCAGGAATAATTGCACAGAACGGACAAGCATTTTATAGAGCAAAAGTTACACACGTTGCAGATAGTTTTATAGAGGACAACTGGACACCTTTACCACAACTACCAAGCACAGGTGGTAGAACTGCAATATTTAGAACGCAGTTTGAAGATACTGTAAGCAAGTTAGGTTATGGAACTACACTAATAACAATACAAGATGTGGTTGATTTCTTACTAGGATATGGAAAATATCAAGAATCAATAGGATTTACTTTTAATGGCTTTAATAAAACATTGGAGCAGGTAGAAAATTGGGATCTAACTACAAGAGAATTTTTATTCTGGACTACACAAAACTGGCAAGAAGGTGCTTTAATTACTTTAAGTCCTTCAGCACAAGAACTAAACTTTAAAAGAGAATATGTTGTAGTAGATGATATTTTTGATCCATTTTATGATTACAGTTTGCTCAAAGCAGATGGTAAAAAATTAAAAAGAAACTTCAGTACTACAAAAAGAAATAGTTTAAATGAATTTGGTTTGCAAGTTAAAAATAGTGCAGACGGCATATACCATTTAAAATTACCTTTGGTACAAAGAGAACACGTTTTAATTATTGATAATAAAACTGTATTCAATGATGTAATTTATGATATAACTCCGGGTTACAGACAAGAAAGAATTAAAGTATTAGGATATAGAACAGAAAAATGGACAGGCGGTTTAAACATACCTGGATTCATTTATGACAGTGCAAATGTTACAGAGTGGGAAGCATGGAAGGATTATGCAATAGGTGACATTGTACAATACAAAACTTTCTTCTATGTAGCAAATAAAAAAGTACCAGGCAAAGAAGTTTTCGAAGATGGAGATTGGAATGTGTTGCCTGCTAAACCAGAAAGCAAACTAATACCGAACTTTGAATATAAAACAAATCAGTTTGGAGACTTTTATGATTTAGATACAGATAATTTTGACAGCGAACAACAACGTCTTGCACAGCATATTATTGGATATCAAAAAAGACAGTACATTGAAAACATTATCAATGATGATGTATCGCAGTACAAATTTTATCAAGGTATGATTCAAGATAAAGGAACAAGTAATGCTTTGACAAAAATGTTTGATGCATTAGGCAGTGCTAATAAAGACAGTTTAGAATTTTATGAAGAATGGGCAATCAAACGTGGACAATATGGTGCGTCAGAAGGATTCGATGAAGTTGAATTTTTACTAGATGAAAGCAAGTTTAAATTAAGTCCACAACCAGTTGAACTTACAAACTTTATAGATCCAGGACAAACTGATTTAATTATTAGACAAGTTCCATCAGATGTATATCTAAAACCACAAGGATACAATCACAGACCGTTCCCTACAAAATATTTTAGTGAAGGTTTTACAAAAACAGCAGGTTACGTAAATGAAGAAGATGTAAACTTTACATTAACAAATTATTCAGATATTTTAAATTTAAATCCTGCAGATGTAAAAGTTAATAGTTACGTGTGGGTAGCAAAAGATGATACTACTTGGAATGTTTACAAGTATATTAGAACAGAATTAAGAGTTCTTGAACTAACCACAGATGCTGGCTCAGGTATTACAAGTATAAAATGTATCACTGCACCTAAAGTTACAAAAAATGAAATAGTAGGTATTGGTAATGTTACAGGACAAGAAAAGTTTTACAAAGTTGAAAGCATTGAATTAGATACAATCAAAGCAAAAGCAATTACGCCACCTACAGAAGATGTCACTAATGCTTTAGGTTATCTTACAAAATTTGAATTAGCAAGATTACCTAATCTTGTTGAAGCAAACAACTTTGTTGGTAGTAGAGAGATTGAGTCTGGATCCACAGTATGGATTGACGATGACGATACTAAGAGATGGATAGTGCTTAAGAACACAGGCGGCTATGCACTCAAACAAAACATTTACAATGATTCAAGTAATTATATCCTAAACAAAGAATTAAACTTTGGTGCAAATGTTCATGCAGACGGAAACAACCAAACACTTGCCGTAGGATCACCAGACATCAATAGCAGAGGAAAAGTACACATTTACTTTAGAGGAAGTGAAAATATAAATCACACTATAACGCAAACAATTTTAGAACCAGAATTTTTTGCAGACAGTAATAGTGGATTTGGTACTAGTGTTCATTTAAGTGAAGACAGTGAATACTTAATGGTAGGTGCACCATTTGCCTCAAATGTAAGACATCAGTTTAAAGGACAGTTTAACGGTTCAACAACTTATCAAAAAGGTGATATTGTAAAATGGCAAGAGCAGTTATGGAAAGCAACAGCAATAATTTTACCTGCTGATGATAGTTATGACTATAACGCATTTAGATCATCTGCACAAGGACACCAAGCAATTAAGGATGCCAACACAGCAGGCACTTACATTGACATCAAACATATTGTTACAGGAAATTATGGATTAGTAAGTGCGGCCACAGATCATATTTTAATAAGAGCACCTAAGAATCAGTACAGAGGTACACAGATAGGTGATGTGTTGCATACCAAATGGAATAGATTAACAACTAGATTCCCGCAAGGTAAAGATCCATTTAACAATGATACAACTCTAGATGCCGCATTCTTTACAGGAAGCCATACTATCAATGAGAAAGTAGATCAAATACTGTTAGTGCCAAGCACACAGGCAGGAGTATCGGTAGGAGATATTGTTGAAACAGATGATGCAAGAGCAAAAGTAGTTTACACATTTACAAATGCAGATAATGAATCTGTAATATATGTCAATGAGATGAATGGAAGTTTTGCAACTTCTGGACAATTATATTTTGGATCAATACTAGTAGGTGCTTACAATTTACCTATTGTAGAAAATCATGCTTACTATGACGGTTGGTGGAAAGTACAAATAGGTTCAACTATTACTCCAACAACTACAGAAGAAACATACTATGGTTTAGTAATTAAGGATATTGTTAAACTAAATGAAGTAAGAACTCCAGATATCTACACAAATATTTTAGACAATAAAGCAGTAGACGTTGTTACAGCAAATACAAAAAGCAGTCAGATTGAAACTGTTAGCCACAATAATGTAAGTGGTGCAGTTGTAGATACCAGAGTAATGGTAAGAGCAAGTAAAACTTTTAGTGATAGCATTAATGTTGGGGACAAATTTAATGTTTGGTTAAACAGTATTCCTTTAACAGATGGCACAATACAAAATCCAAGTGCAATAGGTTTAGCATGGTCTGAACTTAACTTTAATGAATATACTGTTGAAGACAAATGGGACGGTTTCTTAAAAATATTCTTTACTAACTTCGATACAGTTGGTAGTAATAATCCAAGTGATCCTAACTTTAATCCTAATTATGGTAATCCGTTTGTACCAGTAGTAGGAGATACTATTAGAGGTAAAGTAACTGGAGTCACAGCAACGGTGGCTTATGTAAAACAAGATAGCATAAGTGAAGCAAGAGTTTATTTTAAAAATAAAAGTGGTGACTTTAAAATAGGTTCAACACAAAATGATACTGAGATTGTAGAAATTACAACATATACTCCATTAGGTGGCGGAGCAAATCAAATACTTGATATGGGTAGTATTTTACAAAGACACGCCGACAATGCCAACGCAGGAAAAATGCTAATACTAGATTATGGTGCAAACATTACACCAACAACAACTGATGCATTGTTTGATTTAGAATACTGGTTATACAAACAAAAGGTTATACAAGGTATAGCAACAGATTCAAATCCACCTACAGATGTTAACAATGAATGGCAAAGGGTTTATAACATTCCTATTGTTCCACAATCAACATTTACTGGAAAAAGTAAAGAAGGTTATTATGCAATTTACAAGAAAAATGCAAGTGGCTTCTATAGACTGTTGAATGGATTTACAATCCCTGATTCAGATAACTTTAAACACTTAGGTAATAAAATTAAAATTGTAAAAGGATCAAGCGGATATACTGCAATCGTTACAGAAAAAGGTAACAATACTTTTGCTCAACCAGGTAGAATACATTTTATAGATAATCCAAACGGAACAGACGAATGGAGACTTGGAGTAGATATAAATTACAAAGGTCCTTGGAATCCTAATTACTTTTATTACACAGGAAATTTTGTAATATACAATAATAATCTATATGAAGCAAAAACAAATGTTACTCCGGGTGGATTTAATTCTAGTTTGTGGACATTACAAACTGAAGAAATAGATCTAGTTGGTTATGTACCAAACGATAGTGGATTTACTATTGCAGGCGGAGACAGTGCAATAGGTACTACTGACTTAATATCTTTTGGTAGTGAAATAAGTGTAAGCAATACAGGTGATGTTTTAGCAAGTACATTAAAATATGGCGACCAAATAGACAGTTCGTTATCTAGTCCTAAGATTGCAATCTACAGATTGAATCAAAAAAGATATCAATATGATCAATTGATTAGTGCAGAATTTAATGACGAACAATTTGCAACATCTGTTGCAGTAAGCAATGACGGTAAACTTATTGCCGTAGGTGCTCCTTATAATAGTGTAACGGTTAACAATGGAGGTTGTGTTTACATTTATAAAAACATCAACGGAACATTTACATTAAATCAAACTATTAGAGGACCAGGAGATTTAATTAACGAAAGATTTGGTACTAAAGTTGAGTTCGACGGAAACAGACTTGTTGTTAATTCAGAAGGTGGTGATATATTAGACACTACAACATTTGATGGTGAAAAAGTAGGAAATGCAATACCGCAGACTACATTTGATAACAACCTAACTAACTTTACTACACAATATTCAAATACAGGTGAAACACTTGTATATGAAAGAATCAATGACACATTAATATTTGGTCAATCATTAAACTTTGATAATTTAGATTTTGATTCAACTATTACTGGAAATAATGTGTTGTTCTTTGGAGAGAACTTACATATCCAAAACAATCACATTTATATTGGATTACCTAAACTTAAAAACCCTGATGCGTCAGTTCAAGGTAGAGTTTTAGACTATAGATTACCTGCTACTTCAAATATATGGACAAGACATAGAGTTGCAACTGATCAGGTGGACCTGAAAAAATTAAAAGGTGCATTCTTATATAACACAAGAAGTAAAAAGTTTATAACATACTTAGACTACATAGATCCAATACAAGGTAAGATTGCTGGTCCGGCCGAACAAGAAATTTATTACAAAGTTGATTATGATCCTGCAACATATACAAATGGTACAGCAGGACACGTAGACGTAACAAATTACGATGCAGATAATCTAGTTGGCAAACTATGGTGGGATATAGGCGCAGTAAGATTCCTAGATCCTTACTCAGGTGGTATTATTAATGTGTCAAATAGATTCAATAAAAAATTTGTAGGTACATCTGTAGATGTTTACGAATGGGTTGAAAGTAAATTGTTACCAAGTGAATGGGACGCAGAAACAGATACTGAATCCGCATTGGCACAGGGCATAAGTGGTACAAGTAAGTATGGCGATGCCGCATATTCTACAAAAAGATTATACAATAAAAACACAGGTACATTTACAAACTTTTACTACTACTGGGTAAAAAATAAAAAAACTACGCCAGACATTGCAGGTAGAAGTATTAGTGCGTTTGATGTACAACAATTTATTGAAAGTCCAGAAAAACAAGGATACAAATTTGTTAATCTATTAGGCGACAACAAGTTTTCAGTACACAACTGTGAGAGTTTGATTGAAGATAAAGATGTTGCTATAAACTTTAGATACTGGACAATTGATAATCAGAATATTAATATACATAACCAGTATCAGTTATTAACTGACAACTATGGACCAAGCAGACCAAACAAAGATATAGAACGCAAATGGTTTGATAGTTTAATTGGATTTGATGAGCAAGAAAGAATAGTTCCAGATCCTAACGCAAGTCCAAAAGAAAAATATGGTATTCTAAATGCTCCTAGACAAAGTATGTTTGTTAACAGAGTAGAAGCAGTTAAGCAAGTTATAGAACGTGTCAATAGAATATTAAAACAAAAAGTAATGGTAGACGATTTCGATCTTAGTCCATTAGACCTTTTTGATACTGCACCAGCAACAGTAGAAGGCTTATATGATAAAACTGTTAATACTTTTGCTGAATTAGAATTAGTTAATGTAACTAAAAAAGTACAAGCAACATTAAATCCTATTATTGTAAATGGTAGAATTACAGATGTGCTTATAGATAATCCAGGTAGAGGATATGCTAATGCACCTATTGTAAAAATTAATGACAAACAAGGAAGTGGTGCAGAGATACAACTTACAATAAATGCCATTGGTGCAGTCACTGGAGCCACTATGCTAAAACATGGTGATGGTTACACAGATAACACAACACTTACAGTAAGAAAATATTCAGTGCTTGTAACAGCAGACGAAGTTTACAGTAATAGATGGTCAGTGTATGAATATGTTGGTGGCACGGCACCTTGGAATAAAGTAAAAGGACAAAAATTTGATGTAAGGCCTTATTGGAACTATGCAGATTGGTATGCACCAGGATTCAATGAACTTACTGGAATAGATCATACAGTGGATCAAAGTTATGAATTATCTTCATTGGAATGCGGATTAGGTGACGTTGTAAAAATTAATACAGTTGGTACTGGTGGTTGGTTATTATTAAAGAAAAAAGATAATCAAGCAACAAGCGATTACACAATTAATTATGATACAGTTGGTAGACAAAATGCTACAATACAATTTACAAACGCATTATATGATTATGCTAATAGTGAAGTTGGTTTTGATGGAATAAGTTATGATGAAAACAGATATGATTTACAACCAGCAAAAGAAACACGTATTATTTTAGAAACTTTACGTGATAAGTTATTTGTAGATGAACTACAAACTGAATATAACCAATTGTTCTTTGCAAGTTTAAGATACTTGCTATCTGAACAACCTTTTGTAGATTGGTTATTTAAAACTTCATTCATTAAGGCGCAACACAATGTTGGTGAATTACGTAAAGATATTACTTACAACAATGACAACTTACCTAGTTACCAATCATATGCTGAAGAAGTTAAACCATACAAAACTAAGATCAGAGAATTTATTAGTAACTATGAAAAGATAGATAGTACAGGTACAACTGTAACTGATTTTGATTTACCTCAGTATTATTTAGATACAGAAGGAAAAATAGTACCGCAAGAAATCACAGTATCTAACAATGAATTCTTTAGTACTAATGCAATTACAAATGTATTCCCTAGTAAACATTGGTTAGACAATGCAGGATTTGAACTAGAACAAATTAATATTTCAAATGCAGGATCTGGTTATCAAGTAGCACCTATAGTAAAAATTACTGGCGGCGGAGGATCAGGGGCAACTGCTATTGCTTTTGTTGGTGGCGGCAGAGTTACTGCAATTACTGTTACTAACGGAGGTTCGGGATACAAGAGTGCACCAACTATTACGTTAGATGGATCAGTAGGATCAGACGGCACTGAAGCGAAAGTATCCGCACAGATAGGAAAAGGCAAAGCAAGATCGTTTGCTAATATTATTAAGTTTGATAGAACAACAGATGAACTTGTATTTGGTAAGTTTGATATTGCATATTCAACAGGTGCAAGTGCAATCCAGGGAGGTCCTTTACAAGTAACTGAAACTATTCCAGGCAGAGAATTAGAACAAGACTTTACAGGTACTGGTAGCAAATTTGAATATGATCTTAAGTTTCCGATTACTTTAGATAAAGAACGTTACAGAATTTTAATTAAGGATAATAACAATCCATTAAATGTTTGGACTGAAGTATTACAAACAAGTTATACACCTAGCAACGTAAAAGATATAACATTAGGTAGAAGTAGACAGAAAGGCAGAATTACTTTTGCTACTCCTCCAGCAAACAATACTACATTAAGAGTAAGATATCAAGTAGATAATGATTTCTTAACTTACGCAGATAGAGTACACTTCTTATATGAACCAATCGCAGGTATGCCTGATAAGTTGTTTGATCAACTTATGAAAGGTATAGACTATGGTGGTGTACAGGTAAAAAGTTTTGGATTCGGCGGTGGTACTGGTTGGTCAAGTGATCCGTACTATACAACTGCATATGATACTTACGATACAACATACGAAGATGAAGTCTTTAAAATAGACAACAGTACTAAAGTGTTTACGTTTGCTAAACCTTTAGAGTCAGGTGTTGTATATAATGTTTATAAAAACAATGTTAGAATAGATGATCCTAACTTTGGAACAGGTAATCCTGTAACAAATACAAACGCACTAATACAAAGTATTACAGGTGCAGGCCAAACAGGCATTGCCTTAACAGATGATCAATCATATACAAATCTTGTTGTAATAGACGAACAAGTTGTTCCAACAGTTGACAATGATGTAATTGTTGTTAGAAAAACAACAAGTGACGGATCATTTATTCCTGATCCAAGAGCATATGACACAGCATTAAGTGGTGGTGTTTTAAATTATGGAACTGCAACTGGACTGAATGCAGAGGACATTGTTGTAGATGGTGATGGATTTGTTACACCTACGTCCAGCGGTGGACCTGAAGAGTTAATACAAGGACAAGTTTTAGATACACTTGATATGAAAGTTTATGACAGAATAGGTGAAGGTGGTAGTTTAGTTGATACTAGATCTTATGATGTTGACTCTGCAGGCACAGGCGAGTTTGACTTTGGAGTATATCCACAAAGTAAAGATGGAATATTTGTTAAGAAAAATAACATAATCCTCGAACAAAGTGCTTATACTGTAAACTTTAGAACAAAGAAAATTACAATACCTGGTTTACAATTAAATGATAGAATTAATATTATTACAATGAGTGGTAATGGTGAGAAGATACTTGACATGGATCAATTTACAGGAGACGGAAGTACACTACAATATGTTACACAGGTAAATTGGCAAACAGGTTTAACATCATTTGTTACAGTTGACGGACAAAAAGTAGATTATGTAATAGAAACAACTGACAGCACTTATGATACTACTAACAAAGTTGCAATTACGTTTGGTGCTCCGCCGGCTATAGGTGCTGTAATTGATTATATGATATATGCAAGTGAAAGTAAAGTATTCTCAGAGATCAAGAAAGACAATTTTACAGCAGATGGAAGTACTCAGGTTTACACAATGTCAGTTACTCCGTTCAGTTCACAACCGTCAACACACAATATTATTGTAGAAACATTTACAAATGCTAATGACAGGGTAATATTAAATGCAGGATACAATGAACAGTTCACTGTTGAAGCAAATAAATTTGAATATCAACTTAAAAATTGGCAACAACCAGGTGGTACATTAGGTGCAAATGATATTGATGTCTATCTGAATGGTACAAAATTAACATATACTTCAGACTTTATTTTTAAACCTGCAAATACAAGCATTGAAATTTTTGAAAACATTGCAAACGTAGGAGATGTGTTAGAAATATTTGTAAAAACAGATGGACAATATACTATTAATGGAAATCAACTTACAATTAATACTTTGCCTGCAATCAATACAAAAATTGTTGTGACACACTTTAGTAAACATGATATACAAGCAATAGAAAGAACTAACATTGATATTGTACAAAG